GACCACTTATCAAACGCATTAATACCATCGACATATAAATCTTTATAACCCATTTCTTGTAGTTTTCTAACCGTGGCAACACCCATACCACCTGTTATATCTACTACGGTAAATGCACTATACATTAATCCCCACTTATAACAAATATCCGCCAATTCATCGGGAGGAAGTTTACCTAAAAACTCCATAACCTGTTCTCTCGTGTCAAAATCAATAATAGTGATTGACGAAAAATCTTCACTATCCCCACGTGACACATCGACCCCCATAATATAACGATGACCTTTTACAGGTTCCTTCCAAACCCATAATTGTCCCGCCAAATATTTTTCTGATGGTTCTTCAATCATTGTGTCGGTAATTCTTTCTATTGTATCTGGTGGTATAACATTATCACCTGAACCTAAGAAATTGTTTTCTAACTCTTGTGATATTTTACGTCTATCATATTTAAGTTTTTTAGCCATTGACTCAAACCACGAAGAGTATGGTTTATAACCATTCTTAATCAACTCAGTATACTTACTTTGGTCGTTTTCAATTAGAGTTACTTCATCATCATTATATTCGTTTCTGTTTAAGATATAGTGAACAATGTCTTTACATTTTATCCAAACCAAATCTTTTGTGAATCTTGGGTCCTTATACCATAACATTTCGGTAATTTTAAAGTCATTAAGACCCGCCTCACTCTGAGCATATATCTCATAATAGATTTTATCAAATCCGTTAGGTGTTGATACTACGATTACTTTACCCCCCGTGGAAAGAGACGCCATACAGGCAGCCCAGAAATCATTACCTGCTTCAATATACGCAGCCTCATCAAATACAAGAATTGTAGGGGTATAACCTCTTAGTGCATCAACAGAAGTTGCAACCGCCTTGACTTCACACCCATTATTTAACCTAAAGTGTGACTGTGAATCTTTATCTTTAGAAAAACCAACATTAATCCAATCAGGCCACTGATTTAAAAACCCTCTTACTTTATTAGCCATCTCTTTAGCGGTATCTAACTTATTCGCAATGATTAGTACTTTTTCAGGTTTTTTAGGTGAGGCAAACTGTAACTTTTTACTGACCCAAGCAGAGGTTGCGGTTGAAACTCCTGCCTGTCTGTATTTTAACGCTAAATTTTCATTGTAAGTGTCGTAGTCATTAATTAATTTCTCTTGGTCGGGAAAAAGAACAAAAGGCACGTATTTTTGTTGTGTATTATCATAGGTCTCCAAATACGTTCTTAGTGCGTATGGAGTGTCCTTAATACACTTAACATATTCCTTTCTTAGTTCTTGTTTGTTCATTGATAAACTTTATTATAAATAGTTATCTAATCCTTTTATCATATCTCTAACTACTCCGTAGTATTTTTTATACCCATCTAAATGTATGTATTCAGAACCACTCATTCTAAAAGTATAATAACCAAACTTATTGCAACAATGAGAAGCGTTCCAAGATTCAACAATTCTGGCGTCGTCACTAATTTCTAATAATTCTTCATATAAATTAATATGGTAATCCATTACTTCTTTATCTCTAAACCACAATATACCACTATTAACCCATTCTCTAACCATAGGATATTGCGGATACTGTTTGTTAAATCCTGATAATTTCTCATAAAAACTATCAGGTAATATCGTAACATCATCAACCATAATAGGTCTTTCGTGAGATACATTTAATTTAGAAGATATAAAAACGTCAGGACCAACCCATATAAAATTAGTATCTTTTTGGTCCTTAAGAACTTCTAATTTAACACCACAAAAAATATTAGGAGTTACCTTAGTCTCGTGTAACGTAATGGGTAAATCCTCAAAGTAATGAAAACTTTCTTTGTTTGTATAAAAGTGAATATCGTTATAAAATCTTAAAAACGTTTTTATAGAAACTCTTGCCATAAAAACTATTTCTTCGGTTAAATCTCTACCAAATCTAAGGCCGTACTTACCTGTTAACTTTTTATCTAATATTAAACCATATAAAATCCTCATATAAAAAAATATAAAAAAAAAGAGGATAATACACCCTCTTTCTATAAAACCAATATGTCGTTAGTGTTTAAGATAAACTAATACCTAAACCACCTAAGAAATCTCTTAAATCATCATCATCTTCATTGTCCGTACTATCAATCAAAGAATTTCTAAAGTTTTCCATAGCCTCTTCAGCATCTTCCCCTCTCATTCTCTCAATAATACCGTTAACTAAATCAGATAACATCTTTTTACCTTTGTCTGTACCTTGTATTGCCTCTTTCGCTAAAACAAGTAGAGACTTCGCATCTAATAACACAAACTCAGCGTACAAAGCATTTTGTAAAAACTTCTTGTCCTCATCGACTAAAATATTTTCAGGATATGACGCTCTGAATCTGTTCCAAATAGCAGGACCTAATCTTAAATCCCAAATTTCTTTATCTAAAGTATCCTCCAATTCCATAACTTTCTCTTGTTGGTCAGGAGATAAGCTATCCATAGAATAAGCACCTAAATATTCTTTAATACCTTTTATCAATTCGTGTAAAAGGATTGGGAAAGAAATTGCGGTTGCTTTAATTGTTGGTGGGTCGGTTTCCATTTCAATCTCTTCACGACCACCCACAGGTGCTTCACCACCAGGTGCACCACCAGGTAACATCATAGACGCGGGAACCTGCCAATACAACATATCATTAGCAGCCATCATAACACCGTACTGATTGAATAAATTATCCGAACCTGTTAAATCTCTTAACTCTCTTTGTACCATCGCATACATATAGTGCCCCTTCTTAGAAGACCCTTGCATAATTGCGTTAATCAATCGTCTTTTTGCTCTTTCTAATTTTAATTCTTCGAAAGTTTCAAACGCCTGTTCTTCTTGTTCAAACTCTTCTTCTGTTGGTTCTTCAGGTGTTTGTTGGAAATCATCTTGTTTTACGTTACCCATATTTACGAGTTTCGCCTCAAGTTGGAATCTTTTTTCAGGGTGAGATTTTATACCATAAACACCTTCCTCAAATTCAACTAACCCTTCCTCTTTAATAACTAACTCAATTGCCAGTCTCTCTAATTGACTCTTGTATTGTGACTCTGTCCTTTGTACTGACATAAAAGACTGACCAATAATTGGCATAAGTTGCATAATACCACCCATACCTGTACCTACGTTTTCAACACCCGTGGCGTCTTTCATTTTTGTAACGACTTCTTTATATCTTTCAGAAGCTAATAATTCTTCAAAAGAATCAGGAATTCCGTTAGAATCAACATCAATGTCGATTGCGGGGTTAGTGGATAGTGGTGTGTCTTTATCCGCCAAAGACTTTTCAACCGATGGGTCAGGTCTTTGGTCTGTATCAAATTGCATTGGCATTTCAGAAACTTGTTTTTTAATTTCTGCTAAGATACTACTTTTAGATATAATTCTCTGTCCCATTTTTTTATTTTTTCATTTTTGGGTGTTTTGAACCTCTTTGTTTAGGTAATCCACCTTTTGTTTCGTCTCCACCAGCGAATGTTCTACCATTTTCTGATAAGTCACCCTCTTTTTTATAAACCAATGTTACACCTGAACAATCACAGGTACCATCACTATGTAACATATCCATCATATCTTGGGTAATAACTATTTCTTTACCCGACTCTTCCATCATAGCTTTCGGTCTTGGTTTAACCGATGGTTTTACAATTGGTTTACCAGGTTTAGTACCCGGTGTTGTTGTTGGTTTTACAGGTGTCTCAACAGGAGCTCCTCCTGACATAAAATCACCTAATTTACCGTCAAACATATCAATATCCATAAAACTTGGAAGTGTGTCAGTTTTAGAATCAAGTGACTCTTTAACCAATTTCTGTATGTGTTTGATGATGTCAGCCTTTGTTGTTTTGTTTTCACCAATAGATTGCGGGTTACTACTATCAACAAACTTAGTGTTAACTTTATGAGTTCCACCAATTTTTGCTTTTTCACCTGGTTGTGCAAAACCTGTATGTCCTGATTTAGAGACTGCGTCTGATTGTTTACCGTCTTTTACGAATTTTACTCCACGGTCTTTTCCGTCTACAGTATCTACTCTATTATCTGACACCTCATCAGAGTGTAACGTATCTAAATGTGCGTCTGGCCCATCAGCGTCTTGGTAGTTATCTTCAGATTCCTCTAAGTCCTCTTCAGTAACTTTAACCGTATCGTTATCACCCACTTTATCTTTTATTTGGTCAATATCATCTGAAGATACTTCATAAGTCGCCTCTTTTACAATTTTAGAGTGTAACTTTTGTAATTGTTTTTCAGATAAGGATGAAAGAGTTTTTTTACTAAA